GGTTGCGGATCAGCGCGGCCTGGTGCACGCCTGTTGTGAGCGAGCTGAGGCCCGCGAGCGTGCCGCCGCCCACGCCGCTGCCGATGAGGTGACGGATCTCTCCGCCCTTGTTGGCCCAGAGAAACGACGTGCCCGTGCCCATACTGACGACGACCGCGTGCTCCTTGCCCGAGAGGGCGAGGCCGCCCACGCCGACAGAGGGGAATTCTTCGACCTTGATGGTCTTCACGCCGTAGATATCGCCATCGACATACGAAGAGCCCACGCCCGTGAGCGCGATGTGGCGGATGTCGGAGAGCTGGAGATGATGTGTGGAAAGGAAATTGCCCATCGCGCCGTAGAGCGAGGTGAGCGGATCGTCAGCCTTGACGCGCAGCATGTCGATGACGGAAAGATCGGGGGCAAGACCGACGATCTTCGTGCTCGAACCGCCGATGTCAATGCCTAAAATAACACCCATTGTGATGCTCCGTTTCTTTAGAAAGTTCCTTTATCATAGGGGACGCAATGGATAAAGTCAAGTAAAAAGCGGAAAAAGGGCGGAAAGCCTTGCTTTATTTTGGTATGCAAGATATAATGCACCTATTACAAGGCGCGGCACAGTCCGCGCCGTGACACTATGAGGTGACTATGAAAACCGATCAGAAGCTCAATATGACCATGCTCTGCGACTTCTACGAGTTGACTATGGGCAATGGTTACTTGAAAGCAGGGTTCCAGGATCGCATTACCTATTTCGACGTTTATTTCCGCTCGGTGCCGGACGGAGGCGGGTACGCCATTGCCGCCGGCCTCGACCAGCTGATCGACTATATCGAGGATCTGCACTTCGACCAGCAGGACATCGACTACCTGCGCGGGAGAGGTATCTTCTGCGAGGAATTCCTCGACTATCTTGCAAACTTCCACTTCAGCGGCGACATTTACGCCGTGCCCGAGGGCACGCCCGTCTTCCCGAAAGAGCCGATGGTCGTCGTGCGCGCGCCCGCGATCGAGGCGCAGCTGCTTGAAACGTTCGCGCTTTTGACCGTGAACCATCAGAGCTTGATTGCCACCAAGGCCAACCGCATCGTCCGCGCCGCCAAGGGCCACGCCGTGATGGAGTTCGGTTCCCGCCGCGCGCAGGGCTCCGCCGCCGCCATCGACGGCGCTCGTGCTGCCTATATTGCGGGCTGCTGCGGCACTGCCTGCACCATCTCCGACCAGCTCTACGGCACGCCCGCGCTCGGCACGATGGCCCACGCCTGGGTGCAGATGTTCGACACGGAGTATGACGCGTTTGCGACCTACTGCAAATACTATCCGCAGAACGCCGTCCTGCTTGTCGACACCTATAATACCTTAAAGTCCGGCATTCCCAACGCCATCAAAGCGTTCAACGACATCTTGAAGCCGCTTGGCATCAAAAAGTGCGGCATCCGCCTGGACAGCGGCGACATCGCCTATCTTTCCCGCAAGGCGCGCAAGATGCTCGACGAGGCGGGCTGGACGGAATGCACCATCACCGTTTCGAACTCGCTCGACGAGTACCTTATTCAGGATCTCTGGATGCAGGACGCGAAGATCGACGCCTTTGGCGTCGGCGAGCGTCTCATTACCGCCAAGAGCGAGCCGGTCTTCGGCTGCGTCTATAAGCTCGTCGCAGTGGAGGACAAGGACGGCAATATCGTCCCCAAGATCAAGATCAGCGAGAACGTCGGCAAGATCACGACACCGCACTTCAAGAAGCTCTACCGCTTCTATGGCCGTGACACCGGCAAGGCCATCGCCGACTATCTGACGGTCTACGACGAGACCGTGGACGACAGCCGGAATCTTGAGATCTTCGACCCCGACGCCACGTGGAAGCGTAAGGAAGTCTATCACTTCGAAGCGCGTGAGCTGCTCGTGCCCATCTACCAGAAAGGCAAGCTCGTCTACAAGCGTCCCGGCATCGAGGAGATCAAAAAATACTGCGCCGAGCAGGTCGATACCCTCTGGGACGAGGTCAAGCGCTTCGATAACCCGCATAACTATTATGTGGACCTCTCGCAGAAGCTCTACGACATCAAGACCGAGCTTCTGAACGAGAAGAACGAGCGCTACGAGAAGAACTGAGGAAAACAAAAAATCAAAAACAGGGAACAGCCAACAGGAGGGGACTGAGACTGCGATGAAGGGATTCCAGATTCAGCAAAAGGGCGAGCGGCGCATTTCTGCGGCGCTGCGGATCATGCTGGTCGTCGTCCTGCTTGCGGTGCAGATCGGCTTTGTTGTCGCCATCTCCTACTTTATGCAGAAGTATCTGGCGCTGGCCTACGGCGTCGTACAGGTCGGCGCGCTGTTCCTTGCGGTGCATATCTACAATGAACCAGGTGAGCTTTCTTATAAGCTCATCTGGTTCATCCTGCTTTTGCTGGCCCCGCCGGTGGGTATGATTCTCTGGTTCCTCTGGGGCGGCGCGGCGCAGAAGCGCCATCTGCCGCAGAACACCAAGCGCTTTCCTGACGAGCCGGAGAGCGTGCGCATGCGCAGTGAGATCGCCGTCGACAAGCTCACGCGCCAGCTGCCCGCTTGGTCGCGCACGGCAAACTACCTCTGCCGCCGCGACTTCCAGCTCTATCAGAATACCTCTGTCACGTACCTGCCCGAGGGCGCGATTTTGCTGCGTAATCTCATCGACCGCGCAGCCAAGGCTGAGCGCTTCATCTTCCTTGAATACTTCATTCTGGCTGAGGGAAAGCTCTGGGATGAGCTTGAAAAGATCCTCTGCGCCAAGGCGCGCGAGGGCGTTGAGGTCAAGATCATCTTCGACGACTTCGGCAACATCAAGCGCTTTTCCGGCGAGACGATCGACCGTCTGCGCGAGGTGGGCGTCGAGGTATTCATCTTCAACCCCGTGCACGAGTATGTGAACCGCCTGCACTTCAACTACCGCGACCACCGCAAGATCGCCTGCATCGACGGTGACGTCGCCTACACCGGCGGCGTGAACATCGCCGACGAGTACGCCAATATCATCGAGCGCTTCGGCTACTGGAAGGACAGCGGCGTATGTCTTGAAGGCGAGGGCGCCTGGGGCCTGACGGCAAGCTTTATCCGCATGTGTGTGAACCTCGGCGGCGTGATGCACAACGAGCACGACTATTACCGCCCCCATACGCCGGTCAAAAGCGAGGGCTTCTGCCAGCCGTTTACCGACGGACCGCAGAACAACCCCGACAATCCGGCCGAGGATGTGTTCCTCCAGATGATCTCCGGCGCGCGGCGCTTCCTCTATATCACGACGCCGTACTTCATCCCCGATGAGAGCCTGATGCGTGCATTGTGCATCGCGGGCGACGGGGGCGTGGACGTGCGGCTGATGCTGCCGGGCAAGCCTGACCACTGGTACGCCGACTGCGTGGCGGAGTCGTACTTTGGTGAGCTCATCAAACACGGCGTAAAGGTATACCGCTATACCCCTGGCTTTCTGCACGGAAAAAGCATCATGGTCGACCGCGAAGCAGCCTTTGTTGGCTCGGCGAATATGGACTACCGCAGCTTTGAGCTCGACTATGAGTGCGGCGTGATGGTCTACAGCGCGCCGATGATCGAATCGCTGCTCGAGGATATGGATATGATCGTCGACCACAGCCGTCTCGTCACAAAAGAGGAGTGGGCTAAGCGCAGCGTACTGCGCCGCGTGTTCGAGCCGCTGCTGCGCTTGTTTGCCATCTGGATGTGACAGGAAAGTGTGGAAGAGGCAGGAATTTTCCAAATTTTGATTTTTTAGAAAATTTCCTGTTGACAAATGCAAAGTTCCTGCTATAATAACATTTGTTCGCTGAACGGCACAGCGCGGCGAACAACGCAATATAGCGGGATTGTGTAATGGTAGCACAGCGGACTCTGACTCCGTATGTGAGGGTTCGAATCCTTCTCCCGCTGCCAAAGGAAGAAAAACCTGTAACCTTTGTGGTTGCAGGTTTTCTTTGTATTTCAAGGCATTTCGGAGAATAAAAGCTGTTTCAAAAATAAAATGATGTGTCGTTTTTGATACTCAAATTTTGATTTTAGGACGCATTTTTCTGAACGGATTTCTGAACGAAAAAATGCCTTTTATAATAGAGAAGACGGTGCCCGACTTGGGCACCGTCTTCTCTTATTTAGATCTTGCGATCATTGCGATAACTTCCTGCCGTGTGACAAGGCCTTTCGGCGCAGTGCCGTTCACGACACCGGCTTCATAAGCTGCTGCCCACACCTCAGTTGCCCATTCGTCCACGGGCAGTTTCGCGCGCTTGGCGAGGTATGTATCCATCATCGCGTCGAACTTATCCTGATCCATATAGTCGTACTCCTCCATTTGGGGCGGGTATTTCCCCGCCAGAATCATGCTGCTGCTGTAGCGCCCGTTTGCATCCCACTGGAAGTGCGGACGGTCAGGAAAGCTCCGCCAGTCGCCGCCCCAAGAGAAACCGACCTGCTTGCCGATCTGTCCGCAGCGGGCGAAAAAATCGGCGTCATCGTATGCATGTCCGCTTACATTCTTGCAAATATCAAAGGCCAGTCCGGCCTTGATACCGTGGAACGTCGGCTTGGTCGCCTTCTTGCTGGCTGTGCCGCGCCGCACGCAGTCAAGCTGGTACTCTTCATCGCGCACCGTCTCGGTCACCTTGACAGGAAGACCGGCATCGTGGCACATCTGCAGAAAGATTTCGCAGTTTGCTCGCACGTCGGCGCGCAGATATTTGAGGTCGTCGGTCTTAAACATTGCTTCCGCTCTTTCCAGTGAGCCCGTGCAGGTGCTTCAGGAGATCTTCATAAAGTCCGTCATATCCATTCATCGCTACATAGGCAACGATGCCGCCAACAGCGACGCCGCCGGCGATCCAGTACCAGGTCATCGCTGTACCGGTGATATCGAGGTAGGCAATCGTTGCGAGCAGTGTGAGCAGCTCCGCGACGATCGGGGCGACCACTGCTGCATGATCGGCGAAGGGAGCTCCAAAGCCCTTAACAATGTTGGTGAAGATATTTGTCAGCACGACCAGCGCGGGGATCAGCGCAACAAATACCAGGTTGATGATCATTTCGAAATCCATATCAAATACCTCCTTCTGTGTCGGTCGAGCCGACACTTGTTCCAAAAAACTTGTTGTTGTTATGTTCAAAGATGTTGGAGAGCACCTTGCCGCCCAGTGTGACGGTGAGGGCTTTGAGCGCCGGCTCCGAGAGCTCGGTGAGCGTGTAGACCTGCCCGAGGATCACCATGGAATAGATGGCCATGGCGTAGCTACAGGAGATCCAGGCAATACACGCCCAGAGCGTGACGACAAACAGCTGCCTTGTCACGCTCGCTGCCTGCGCTCTGCTGATGCCGTCGAGCCCGCGGCGACAAATTACCCACCCGAGCAGAAATCCCGTCACAGCGGCTCCCAGCGCCGCCAGAACGATGTATTTCATCATGCGGCCTCATCACTGCCAAGAATAGCGTGAATGCCTCGCTTGGTTAAAAACTCTTTCTGCTCGTGTTTGACCTGCGAAGCGTAGTCGAGCGCTGCATGCATATCCCCATTGCAATGTGCATCGGGAATACGCTGTACGGCCTTCGCCGTGGCTTCTCCCAGCGCAACGGAAGCCCAATTCCCTTTGATGAGTTCAAGCATGAGCTGCTCCTGAAGCTCCTGCCGTTCCTGCATCTGGGCGCGTTCCTGTTTGTCTCGCTTGCGATCACGTGCCGCGACCGCTTCGATGATGGCGACGATCACCATGGCCGCCGCCGAGATGATGCTTGCTGTCATAATCCTTCCCCTTTAATCACGATGCAATTTTTGATTTTAGCCTATATAGTTTTGATACGATTTTGCGGCTGACCTTGTTGCAAAAGCCGCTGACCAGTGAACACAAGCGCGTATAGATATAAGCACTGCGGTGTTTGAACTGAGATTGCCTGCTTTCCTCCAGCAGCGCTGAGAGCAGCTTGCTCTGTCCGACAAGCCCGTGAAAAGGCACTCTCCACAAGCGAGCATAAAACCTTCTTTTTGAGGGAAATTGAATCAGCGGCGGCACATACTGGAGCGATTCAGCTGCATTTTCTTCACAGGGCTCCATTTCAAATGATGGCCATAAACTCTGCTCCGGATAATGATCATGTACTGCCGGAGAAATCCCAGCTGCGTCACATCTTTGAAGCTGCATTGTATTTGCGCGCCGTGCTGCCTCCTGCGCATACTCGGGCACGAGAGATTTGATCTCCTGCTGCTGGTATAGGGTCCACAGCACATCTCCTATTGCGCCGAGATCAAGCACTCCGCATTGGGCTGTAGCAGGGAAGCATCCCTGAATGCGTATGGCAGCCCGTTCCAGTGTGCGGCAAATGGACGATTTGTCAACGCTGAGAAGTTTGCCGATGTCTTCCATGGTGAGCCACTCACCGTAGTACAAATACATGTACACCGCCTGTCTTTCGGTCAGGCAGCCGAGCAGCTTTTTTGCCGTTTCCGGATCAGCAAAATCCATTTCCGAACTGTCCTCTGAGTCGCAGTCAGGCTCATAGTACTGCTCTTCAAATTGTGCGAGATCCCGAATGCGCTGGTGAGCACGGTTCAGCGTTCTGGAAACCGTGCTTTTATCTACATTCAGGATCTTTGCAATTTCCGTTGCCCGTTTCCCCTCCATGGAGAGCTCAAGCATCTGCTGCTGCCGGTCACTGCAGATGGCCTTCCCGCGTTTGAGTGCGCGGATCAGACGTGCTTTTTTACTGCCGTCATCTTGGCTGACGCCAAGATCCTCCCAGCGCATTGTATTCCCCTCAATGTCGGCAAAGGTGACGTGATTGCGTTCAAGCCAGTTGAAGGTACCAATACCGTCAGCGCTGCGGGCTTCAAAGCTCGTGACCCTGCTTTTGGGCGCTGTGCGAACCCTTTCGGCGGGAGGCCTGGCAGCATCCTTTCGCTCAAGCGCTTCCTGGTACATTTGGTATAGGATCGAGCAGCGCTGCTTCTGCCTGGCGAGCTCCTGCGGATCTGTGATGGATTTCATTTGTTCCTTGACAAGCTTTATGCGCTCATATAGGGTGGCCCGCTCCTGTTCGGCAATCTCATAGTCCGTCATGGCACGTTACTCAGCGAGCACAAAATACTGCCCGACAAGGTCGTGCGGCAAATACTGTAGAACGATCTTGTCTCCTGCCTGCGAGCCGGTGCGTTCGCAGAGATACGTCTTGCCGTCGTTCGGATCGAGGTAGTACTTCCCATACTCGTACTCCATCCCCGTCGCCGCAGGAATCGGATCGTCCATCGTCCCCGCGTGCTCTACGTCGATGACCGCCCACATGGCGGGCGTCAGATGCGGAGCCCAGTCCGCCTGTGTCGTGTGCCCCTGACGGCACTTATAGACGCGCAGCACGCCGGTTGCATCCTCGTTGCTGCGGCGGTCGCCCGCTTTGACAGTTTCGCCGAGATGAGCGTCCCAGCGTGTGATGAGTTCGGGGGACTTCGCCGCCTCCGTATCGCTCAGGCTCACCGCTGCCGCCTCGATGACGGGGCGCAGCTCAGCAGCGCGTGCCGGAGAGATCTGCACACCGACGAGCGCCATCGTCACAGCGCTGGAGGTCTGATTGTCCTGCTGCAGCGCCGTGATCTCACTTTCTTTCTGCGCGAGCTCTGCGTCTTTCGCAGCGAGCTTGGAGTCCTTTTCCGCGGCACTGGCCGTCAGCCCGTCAATCTGCGCCTGGTAGGGCGTCACATCGCCCCAGTACTGTTTGTCGACCTCGATCGTCACCTCAAAGCTGTCGTAGCACTTGATGTACTGAATATCTTTGACAACGAAGGAATATCCTTCAGGAAGACTGCAGGGAGGATAGTTCGCATCCAGTGTCTTCACAGTGACATGAGACCAGTCGATTTTCTCAATTTCCTCCAAGGTATTTTCTTCAAAGCAGCGTTCGAAGAGGAAACTATACCCCTTATTTAAGTCGACGCGGCGCTCGCCGCTCGTGCGGTGCCCATTCACACTGTAATTGGCACCAAACTGTCCCTGACTTCTCATATTGCACTCCTTTACTGTTTCATCCCGACGATGGGCACGGACTCTTCCAACCGTTCCCATGTCATGTTCATATTCTCGAGCTTTGCCCACGTCATGTTGACTGCCTCAAACCGTTCCCACGTCAGGCCGGCAATGATAAAGCGCAGATGCGCCGGACTGATGAGATTGACGGAATCGGTCAGGCTGCTCAGATCTAACTCAACAAGGTCATCCGTCTCGCCAAGGAATTCCAACGTGAAGCTATAGTCGTCGTTCATGATGACGCGTGCAGCGTAGCCCGTCATCGCTGTGGCCATGTCGCGGACCGTGTCAGCGTTGGTGTTGCCGCCAGCAAGCAGGTGGGCCTTGATCGCATTGCGGCGCGAGGTTTCCGTCGCGTTCGCGGGCGGCGTGATACCGACCTGATACTCCCAGAGCGGCAGGCTCCATGTGGCCGTCTCGATAAAAAACTGCTTTTTGACGTCTTCCACGAGATCTGCCATCTGCTGAGCGGGAAGCCCGAGCGTGTCGAGCAGCGCGGCTGTCTGTGCATTTTTGCGATACCGAACAGGTACTTTCTCGCGATTCTCCATGCTCCACCGCCTTAATAGGTCGTTACATCAACAGTGCCGAGCACGGGAATCGTGCCAGAGTTGATGCGCAGCGCCGTCTTTACTCCATTGACAGTGAATGTGCTGTAATCCGCTACGCCTGCGCACTGCAGAAGGCACGCGAGGAACCGGCTGTACGGTACGCTCTGTTCTTCGGCGAACGGCAGTGCTGCCAGCAGCGCACTGACCGCCGTAGAAAGATCCGCTTTGACCTCGTCGAGGCTATGAGCATTGACGAGTTTGATCTTGGCAACGATCGGAATCTCAACCTCCGTGACCGAGACCACCGTTACCGTCGCGCCGATTGGGCGCTCTGCCTCAATGTGTTCCGCGCATGCGGTCACGATCGTGTCGTCCAGCGGCTTTTTGTCCGCGCCGGCAATGATGACCTTGACGGTGCCATTGCCGTTCCACAGCGGGATGCAGCGGGCATAGGAGACACCCGTGACCTCCTTTGCCCACATCACGTAGTGGTTGGCGTTGCCGGATGTGATCGGCTCTGTGCGGCGCTCGTGATAGCGTGCCCACAGATCTGCGTCGCTCTCTTCATCTGCGCCGCCGACGCCGGCGGCCGCGTTGGTCACGCCGTGCACGCCGTGGATATTGACCGCCATCTGCGTGACGGTCGCCTCCGGCACGTTGTAGTCCGCGCCGATATCCTCAGCGATGCAGCGCACGCTGGCAAGCCCGGCAGCGATGGTGACCTCTTCTGTTGTCAGGAAGCGCAGCGCGCTCGGCGTGCACACAACGGTCCCTGATGGGATCTTCGTGCCGTCCACACCCGAGAATGTCACTGTTACCTCTGCTTTTGCGCCGGGCTGACGGGTCATACCGATCTGCGCTGCATGCAGATCGAGGTAACGCCCACTGTTGGCGCTCGGAAACAGAATGTCGATAAAACCATTCAGTGTCTGGCCGTATTTCCACATGACGTAGGCAGCCTCGCTCAAAAGTACATTGGCATAGCTGCCCTCACGGGCATCCACATCGACGCCGGCATTGATCACACGCCCGAGCATTTCGGACTTGATGCTTTCCGGCGTCATGCTCTCAAAGGGCGATTTTTCCGTCATTGAGTATTACCTCCCCGTAAATAGTTTTTGCCTTGAAAGACAGATGCAGTGTTGACCCTTCAAATCGCACGCTGATTTGGTGGACAGCCTTGATGTAGGGATTGATCTCCAATGCCTCGCGGATACAACGTATTGCCTCTGACTGCCTGATGTCATCGCCATAGGCCTCGCCGATCAGGGATTGCAGATCCTGTCCGTAATTATGGGTAAACACATCATGCAGATAGCGCGACGTGTTGAGCGTGTTCCAGGCCCACACCAACACAGCCTCCGAGCCCGTCACCGTCGCGGGGTTCCCGCCGTGCCAGACGGGCTCGTCCTTGGTAAAATCCCATCGAACTTCACGTGCCAGCGGAAGCTCGGTGCCCAAATCGGACACTGGCAAGCTGATCAAAGGAAAGATGTTCATTCCAGTGTCACCATCCTCTCAATGAGATAATAGGTCTGGCCGTCATCCGAGCGCATGAGCAGCACCTCGTCGTCGACGTTGAGCACGACCCAGCCGAAAACATGCTCCTCCGGCCGGAGAAAAACAAACGGACCGATGGCGCTCTGCGTGACCTGCACCAGCTTCTCAGGCAGCAGCGTTTCGATGCCGTTTTCTTCGCGTGCTTCGACATCTGCCAGAAAATTGGGATACATGGATTCCGCCACGCGGAGATCCTCTTTCTCAAGGTCGATGCCGTCGGCGCGGATCTTGATCGGATCGAGCGATAATATCCTGCCGATCGTGTAGGTCGGGTGCTGCTCCTTGTTGGCGCGCTGCGAAATATGCTGGTTGATCCCGACATAGGGATCGCGGGCGCTTTCGCTCATGTCAATTCACCTCCGGCAGTGCTGCCGGAAACGACATTCCGGCAGTTGAGTGTCAGCTTGCAGTAGTAATTGTCGCGCTTCCAGGTATGGACATCGGCGTCGATCCAGAAGATCCCCTGCAGGCCGGTCTTGTTCTCCCGCACAACGACCGTCTGGCCGGTGATCAGTGAGAGATCCCCAAGGACGTCGACGGTGACCGTCTGCGTCATGACGCCGTCGTCCAAGAGTTTTTGCGCCTCTTTGTCGATATCGACGTCAGATGAGGCATTTTCGGTCAGATGGCGCTCCATCATGCCGAAGAGCTTTTGCGCATCATCGGTACCCATGCGGCGCTGAAAGCTGCCGTCGGCGTCGTAGATGGCCACGCTGTTGACTATGTTTGTCGCGTCCTCCACCGTCCTGGCGTCCATCAGGTTAGATTCGGCCTTGAGCACGATGCTGCGCTCGCTGACGTCTCGGACGGCCACCAGAAGGCCTTTCGGCGTGTAGGTGATGGCATATTTGTCCTCGGTCTGCTGTGTGGCCAGTGTCCAGGCCGTTTCAAAGATCTTATCCAGTGCGACGCCCGCAAATTTGCGGCTGATCTTCACGCCGGTCGACGGCAGCGACACAATGGGGATCTCATAGTCGGCGCAGACCTGGCGGGTGATACTTTCCGGCGTCGCGTCGCGGAATTTGTAGGTGCCGTCGTTGCGCCGGCAGTAGATTCCGCGGTCGAAGCACGTGAAGCTCATGCTCGTCTCTTCGCTGCCGGCGCTTCTGCGAAGCACGACTCCGTCAAAAATCGGATTGCCGGAGTCGTCCGTCATCATCACGGCGTCGCCCATCTGAGGGACGGGCAGGCCGGTCGACTCATCAAAAACGATCTCGGCGACGAGCTGGCGCACCAGCGTCGACTTATCGCCGCTCCAGGACCAGTTGAGCAGGATATCCGTGATGCGGCGGGTCGACTGGTCATGTGTCAAATAGATCTCCATCAGCCGCCTCCCAGAAGAATATCCTTCGGCGGCAGCTTGATCGTCTGCCCGACGTAGATCAGGTGCGGATTGCTGATGCCGTTATATTTGGCAAGGGCGTTGTAGTAGCTCGCCGTGCCCGCGCCCGCGGGGGGCCCGCCGGGGCGCCGGCGCGG